ATGAAAAAAGCTCTGAATGAAATCAAGTTAGCTGCCATTGAGATCGGAGATCAGGTACTTCCGATTTTTAGTGATGTTATAGAATATGTTCGGGATATGGTAAAAGATTTTAATGATCTATCAGATGAACAAAAACAGAATATTGTAAAATGGACTGGAATTGCAACTGCAGCAGGACCAGCTTTAAAAGTCCTTGGGACTGGAATTACCACCTGCAGTAAATTAACTTCCGTAATCAAAGGGGCATCAAAAGCGATAGGAATCGGAGGGGCTGGACTGGTTGGAAACCTTGGAGGTTTATCAACTGTAGCAACCCCCTTAGGAGCTGTACTGGGAGGGGTAGGTATTGCCATTTACGGTGTCCATGAATATGCAGACCTTATGAATGATACTGTGTTGACATCAACGGAAGAAATGTCGGGAATGGAAAAAATACTGGCAAAATTTACCGATACGACACATTACACCAAAGAAGAACTGGAAGAAATGGGGTTTGTACATAAGGAATTTTCCGAAAATATCAGTCCGGAGTTTCAGGAAGCGGCACAAAAATCAGCAGAGGATATCCAACAGTTGGGCGTGTTTATGAAGGAGATCGGATTCGACGGAGTAATCACCGAAGAGGAAAGCGACGCATTTAACACCCGAATTGAAAATACCTGTAATGAAGCAATCAACATCATCAATAGTAAAAAGGAAGAGACTAATGGAGGCTTAACGGAGTTGTTTATGGCAGATGACGGAACCCTCGATGAAGGAGAACAGCAGCTTTTAGATTATCTGAATTCCTCTTATGACACCAGTGTAAAAAGAATTACGGAATTAAAGGATGATGTCTACGATATTAAGCAAAAAGCCTTAGAAGAGGGGCGAGAACTAAACGAAGAGGAAATTCAGGATATTGAAGATAAAATGGCGACGGTACGCCGGCTCCAGATGGAATCTATGGTAGCCTCGGAAGAGGAAATGTTGTATGCGAAAAATGAATTTACTCAGAGAGCCAAAAACATGGATCTTCAGGAAGCTTCGAAACTGGTAGCGGAAAAAGCAAAAATCCGAGAAGATGAAGTCATTAAAATCAACGCCCTTTACGATACTCAGATTGATATGTTAAAAACAAGGCTTCCAGAAATGAATGCCGTAGAGAGGGAAAATGCTGAAAAACAGATTGAAGACCTGGAGGCGGACAAAGAAAAAAAGATCGCTCAGCAGCAGGAATTATACGAAGAATACCTGAACATTATCGAGGAAAACAATCCGAAAATGCTGGAAGAGATCAACGAATTTAACGGCAAAATTTTAACCAACGAAGACAAACATAGCCAGGAGCTCATGAAAGAACTGAGCAGCCGGTATGATGGTCTGGATAAGATTACAGAATCTGGATGCTATACCATGTACAATAAGGTAACGGGGAATAATGAGGTAGTGGCAGTAAGTTATGATCAATCAGGGAAAAAGATCACCGGCATTTATAATTATGTGACAGATGAGGTAGGGGGATATTCGGAAGAAATCGCGAAAGATACAAGAAACATGGCGCTGAGTCATAAAGGCTCCTTTGATCTTGTAGGAGATTCTTTGGCTACTTATGTGGATGAGGCGGGAGATGTCCATAATGCCAGTGGTGTAATTGTAGGATCCTTACAAGATGTAAAAGAGAATGCCGATGGAACCAGAACAGGAATTGTAGATCTTAACGGAACGCCGGTACAGGTCACAGTAAATAAAGATGGAACCATACGGTCTTTGAATGAGATTGATGCAGCAGCAAACAATGCCGCCAGAAACAGAACCATGACAATAACAGCGACTTTGAGTGGTGTCAGTGCGGTGGTAGAGGCTGGTAATGCGTTAAAAAGGAGTCTGGGGCATTATAATGGCTTAGATTATGTACCATATGACGGATATATCGCCAGACTGCACAAAGGCGAGCGTGTATTAACGGCAAAAGAAAACCAGCAATATACAAAACAGTCTGG